AACTGCGATAGCTGCGTTAGTGGCACTTGATGATCTGTTATAGATCAATGCCGCTTGTGCAGATATTGTTGCTGATGTAAAACTTGCGTTTGCAAAATCAACGAATGCTGTTGATGCTGTGACGCTAGTTGCTGTTAATCCAACAGTTGCACCTGTTAAAGTTGCACCACCTGCTGCATATGTTCCCGAATTACCTACTTCGTTTGTGGCTGAGTAGGCTGTTGTGTTTCCATTTAAAGTTGCAGAACTCGTATAGAGAGCAAGATTGATAGTGTCATTATCAATATCATGATCCCCTTGAAGCAATTGCTGTTTAAATGAAGCACAGACTGCTTGATTTATTGCCATGTTTAGTTACTCCCTTTATGGTGTTAGCGATTTCATTGGAATGCGTAACACACCATTTTGATACTCATCCCTACGTTTACGTCCCATTTGCTCTTGTGCATAATCTTGCAGAGCAACTTGGTACTTACCTTCGTATAATTGCATATCTTGTAAATTTTTCAAGTAGGAATAAGCCTCTGATAGAGTTCCATAAAGCAAAACCTCAGGTGCGTTGTTAGATAAAAAAGTTGTGGTTGAGGTTCCTGAAGAACCATTGCCTAATCTCTCAGGAGTTTCATCATACCACATCTCGACTGTGTAAGCAGTGTTTGGAGTAGGAGCCACGATTAGTGTTGTTGCATCCCAGTTTCCCCAATACTTTGGCTTACCTGTAAAATTTGTATCTGTCGTAGATCTCTCTACAGAATATTCATCCATAAAAGTAGCATCTCTTTGTTCTAGCCAAGTTCTAGTTCCATCGGTTTCTACTATCTGTAATCCTCTGGCAAAACGAAAACCACCCTCTGGTCCACTAACATCCAAGAAAGCGTTATTGGCCTCAAAGGTTGTAGTTGCATATCTTCTTTGATCATCAGAGTCTAACTGTCTAGCTACTTTATTTTCTATATTAGTTAAAAAAACATTAATTACAGAATTTGATAATACATCACTTGTTACCTCTGTGTAGTTTCTTACATTATCTAAAAGTTCAGAATAATTCATGATATCTCCACAGTTACTTTACCAACACTTGATCCCATAATCAATGCTCTACTTTCTTCAGATGGTTGCATTCCATTAGAAGTAAATGAACTATCCCCGGAACCACCTACAAAAACAATCATAGGCTCTTCTCTAGCGGGTCTTGTAAAGGGAAGTGCTTGAGCATCTGCTGCATGATAAGAGGGGTCTAATTGAGGATGTTTAGATTCATAACACTCTGGACAAACTTGTAAACCATTCCATTCTTTTTTTAGTTCTAAAAATTTATACTGTTGACCACATCGATCACAGATTGCTAAAGCATATTTACCAGAAGCAAATACGGCCATGTTATGATCCTACATAATAATTTTGAGGAACTATATGTACTGAAGCTCTTTGACCATCCTCTGTTAAAGCTCTTTGTAGTTCATCTTCATAATAAAGTTTCAACGATTGAGTCATTTGAGGATTTTTCTTTTGTGATAAATAAAAAGCTAGTCCTGACACCATGCAAGGAAGAAATCTAAAAGGAGCGTCAGGCTGATTTGTATAAGCTCCAGCGTCCTCTATTCTTCCAATATAATTATAGTTGATCTGCGTATCAGTAGTGTCAGGTGTTTGATAAAGATTAATTTCTACGTTAGATAGATTTCTTTCTACGTAATATTGTGATGGTTGACCTTGAGAAAATTTATTTGGAATAGCTTGATATTCAGATCTTGAAATTTTTGTCATGGTCGTATCGGTTGTTGTTCCACCAGAAATTTGTCTAAACGTCATTTCTAATACATCACTCGCATCTGCTGGAGCTGTATAGGTAGTCGTTCCTGCTGCTAAATTTGTAGTTTGATTTTCTACTTTCCACAAATGAATACCTCTGTTCATCCACTCTTGAAATAAAATATTTAGACTTCTTCTAGCTGATTTTAAATCATAACCAGATCTAGTTTGAACACCACATCTTTCGTATGCGTCTTCAACTATATCATCTATATCTAAATTAAAAGTGGTTGTTCCAGAGGTAGCCATTCAATTACTTTTTCTTCATCATGCCGCCGCCACGCTTTTTCATCATGCCACCGCCACGCTTCTTCATTACTTGCTTTTTCTTAGGTGAGCCACCTGCCTTCATAGCGGTCATTCCTGAAGCCATCGCTTTTCTAGGAGACATCAACATTGCATCTCCACCCATAGCCATCTTCTTCATCATACCACCACCACGCTTTTTCATCATGCCACCACCTCTTTTTTTGATTACTTGTTTTTTCTTCATCATGGTAATTACCTCTTTTTATTTAATTGTTCATACGTACGTTGCCTTTCGGCTACTACTTCTTCGTAGTATTCCTTAGGCCATTTCTTATAATAACCTATCTTGTGTAGTTTGCAACTTGCTTCGTAAAGCTGTTTAAACTTCTGTATTAACATCATGGAATATTCCAACTGTGAGTGTTCCACGGGTTCCTCTGTAGGGTCACATAAAAAAGCCTCACCATTAGGATCAGCCGGAGTCTCAGGATGAAAACCCATAAAATAAACATCTCTTTTATTATAGGTTCTATTGTAAAAATCTATTTTATCTTGAAATTGTTCTGGTGTGTATTGCTCAAAAAAAGGGTCACAATAAATTATAATATCGTGTTGTTTTTTATTCCAAGATTTAATAACTGAAGTTAGTTGTTTTTCATATTTAGATTTGTCCATACGAACTTCTATTCGTAATTTTTTATCTTTTCTCCACTTAGCTGCAAATGGACATGCGGGAAAGCCTATATGCTTGTTCATTGGTTCTAAAACAGTCTTAGACCAATTGATTACATCAAGCTTTATTTTTTCTGCTTGTTTTTTTCGAGACACCTTGTTGTTTTCTAATACTATCTTTACCTTTTTTAAATATATTAGCCACTTTATTTTTACCCATCACTTTTGCTCTTTGTTCACCGACAGTAAGAATTTGAATTTTTCTCGCAAAAGGTTTTTTAATTTTTCGCACTTTCGCAACTGTTTTTCTTGCGTCAGTCGGAGTAGCAAACTTAATACTAACAGTGTCTTTTGGATTTTCATCTGTATAAAGTCTTCTCCCAGATCCTTTAGGTTTTTTACCAGTACCCTCTTTAGGATCTCTTTTTTTGTCCATTTTTTTTCTTAATTATTGTTTTTACATTTGTTGGTTTTCCACCAACACCTTGGGCTTTTGATCTTTTTCTTGAAACTGCTGATTGTATTTGACCTTTAGTCATTCTATTAGCTTTTGCTCTTGGGACACACTTAGGATACTTTCGCTTAGCATCTGCTTTTTGTTTTGTTCTACCACACTTAGCAAACCCGCCGCCTTTTTTCTTAGAGCCTATGTCGACCCAGTCCTGCTTGAACCACTCTTTGAGACCGCTCTTTGCCATTACATTTTTTTTGTTGTTTTTCTTTTACTTGACATAACGGCACCGCAACCTCTAGCTACTCCACCTTTATTAAACTTTGAAACTTTTTTACGATCTTGTGATATTTTGTTAAAATCTATTATACCACCATCTGCTTTTCCAGCAGGCTTAGGTCCTTTAAAATCTTTTCTTTTTACACCACTAGGGTCTTTAATCTTACCAGCACAAACCTTTGATGCATAGGCGTTTGCATATGCTGAGGGATAGACTTTAAATTTCCGCTTCGCTGCCGCCTTACCTCTTGGACATAGTTTTGTCATTTTTTATCTTCCTCTTCTGTTTCGAGTCCACAAATACAGACATAGTCCTCATTGCATTTACACATTATTTGACTCTACCACCTTTTTTCATGTAACCCATCTTATTTCTTACTTTAGTTGGTAATTTTGCAAGACCTGGATTTTTCTTTTTATCGACTGGTTTTAGTCTTTTTTTCTTCATTTTTTTCGTACCTCCCGTAGATACTTCTTGTTTCATTTGAGCTCGTGATATAGCCATTAATATTCTACTGTCTTAATTAAAAACTCTTCAATCCACATTATTTTATCATCCATTTGAATAATTTTTTCTTTGATCACAGCAATATCTTGTTGCATTTTTGCAACACTATCTGCCTTTTCTTCTACTGCATTTAGACGTTCTGACCACATACCCCATGTCATTGCTATTGTTCCAAACAATACCAGATAGGGCAATACTGTTTTAATATCTATCTTAGTCGACATATACAATCCGCATCTGTTTTACAATTACACATAGTTAGCTCCTTATTTTGTTGCACTCATTCCACTTAAAGGGTTATTTAAGGCTTTGTCAATATTTAATTCAAGGTTTTCTTCTATCAGTTTAATCTCATCAAGTATCTCTCTAGTGTCCTCTTTTTGTCTATCTTCAACGTCATTTACGATGGTGGTTATGTGACGTACGTCATTTTCCATATTGCGTAAATCCGTTTTAAGGTCATCTTTAAGTTCTCTGCTAACTTGTGATATTAGGCTTATTTCTTCTAGAACTATATCTAATTCACTTTTCAGACCCTCCACCTTTTGTAAGACAATCTCCATTTGTGCATTTGTATTGCTTTCTACAAGTGCAATTTTCTTATCAAACCCTGAAAGGTCCGGCTCGGTATACTCCAAAATTTTTTCCTTCATTGAGAGATAGTCAGAATAAAAATTGAAAACGGCCCACGCACCTGAACCTAGTGCACCTAATAAGGTAAGAATGGCGAACACCTTCCCCCCAGATACCTTCATCCCCGCATACTCAATACTGGGCATCTATCATCTCCCGAATTGTATTATCTTGAGCCATGTTAAACAACATACCATACTGATCATCTATTGTCTTGTTTAAATACTCTGTAACAT